CTGCTTGGACAGGCGGCCGACGTGCGGGAGCCGGTCGTAGAGCGCCCGGCCGCCCTGCTCCACCGACGGGTGCCCGGATTCGCGGAGGTCCCCCCACTCGCGGGGCGCGGTCAACTCCACCTGATCAGACAGGTGCTCCACGCTGCGTCTCATCGCAGGCTGGCCGCCGTCATGCAGCACGGTGCGGGCGTAGTCGTCGAGGTAGTCGCGGTAGTGGCCGGTCAGGGGGCGCTGGAGGTAGAACGGTCCGCCGCCGCGAGGATGGCGGAGTTCTGTTCGCTCGTGTTGGAAATGTGCGTAGACCTGGTCGACGGTGACGGTGCCGGTGAGCTTCCCGCTGCCGACTGTCTTGCGCAGCTCGTCGATGCGAGCGCCGAAGGTCCCTGTCATCCCTGGTAGACCGGCCCCCCGCTGTCGACGAGGCCGCCGGTGCGAGGCGTCCAGAACGGGGAGTCCGCCTCGAGGGTGCCCGTCGTGGGGTCGAGGCGCGTGTTGCTGTCCCGCCCGGTGAAGATCGCCGGGACGCGGTTGATGATGATCCCCGTCTCCATGCCGATGCCGGGCGCGGGCACCGGGTCGAGCAGGATCTTCCCGGCGCGGACGTCCTGGAGGATCGCCATCGCGTCCTTGTACTTGATGAAGATCGGGGACTGCGGGTCGACCGTCTTGTGCTTGAGGTAGGTGGCGTCGGCCCAGAACGCGGCGAGGTCCAAAGTGAGGTCGTGGAGGATGCCGGGCGGGGTCGCGTCCGGGCTGCTGCCGTCGTAGGTGTTGCCGGCGTAGACCGAGACCCTGTTGGACGCGGCGTAGAGGGCGAGCTCAAGCTGCGCGTCGGTGAGCGCGGCGAGGGTGCCGGTCCCGGAGTCGGTGCCGGACGCGACGTTGCGGAGGTCGGCGACCGTCGCGTACAGCGTCCCCGACGCCACGGGGGTCGTCATGCGGTCACCGCCTCAACGAGGACGCCCTGAGACAGGCGACGGGCGGCCTTCTCGGCGTACTGCTCGTCTGCCTCGATGCCGATCGCCCGGCGTCCCGTGGCCCGTGCCGCGTCGAGCGTCGAGCCGCTGCCCGCGAACGGGTCGAGCACCAGGCCGCCAGGCGGGCATGCGTAGGCGATCAGCGGGTCGAGGATGCCGAGCGGCTTCTCGGTCGGATGGAGTGCACGCCCGTTCAGGTTCCTGACCTTGATGACCGATCGAGTCAGGGTCATCCCGTCCCGGACATCCGGGCACGCCCCCCGATCCCCGTGCCACGCCTCTGCGGACGCGCTCCGGCGCCCTTCCCTCACCGGCGTCCGGGTGCCCACCCTGGGAACCTCGCGGTGCAGTTCCGACCAGCAACCCTGGTACCAGTGCACGGCGCTCTCGTGAACGCGGTTGAATCTGTCGGGCGCAAACCCTGATCCGCCCTGCTTCTCCCAGATAACGTCCTGGCCGAGCTTCCAGCCGTTGAACTCGCCGTCGCGGGAGCGGTCGAGGAACATCCGCATCGACCCGAAGCACCACAGCGACGACGCGACCGTCGCGGCAATGCCCAGCCAGCCAGCGGGCCACTTGTCCCACGGCAGCGACGTCTCGCCATAGGGCGGGTCAGCGACAATACAGTCGGCCTTGAGGCCGAGCGCTGGGATGACCTCCCGGCAGTCGCCGAGCCAGAGCGTCACGAGGTCATCCGTGTAGTAAGGGGTCATGGCACCGCCCCGGACAGCACCCAGGCGGCGAACGCGCCGAACGCCCACGGCCATTCGCCGACCCCTGCGAGGGGATGCCCCCCGGCCGCGAACGCGGCGAGGACGAACAGGATCGCCCCGATGACGAGCAGGATGCGGGCGAACCCCCAGTAGCCGCGCTGGTAGGGGTACGGGCCGGGGGCGGGTGTGGTGGGCGCGGGCGTGGTCACGAGCCACCGCCAGCCTTGGCGGCGGCCGGCTTCTTCACCGCGGCAGGCTTGGGCGCGGTGGCGGCCGCAGGGGCGATAGTATCGGCCGGCGGTTCACTGTACGGCGTCTCACCTGCGGTTTCACCCTGCTGGGCGGCTGCCGCCGGGCCTGTCTCGCCGAAGTGCGGCGCCTCAGCCTCAGTGATGAGGCCGCCCGCCAGAAGAGGCTCGGGGGCCGCGGCGGGGGCGCCGTGCGGGGTGAGCCGGTGCAGGCCGATGGCCCGCTCGAGGGCGCCGCCCGCCGCGACGGCGAGCACCTGGCCCTTCGCCAGCCGCTGCGTCACCCCGTCCCACAGGAACGTCACGTCCTCGGTGACGGTCCGCGCGGTGATCCCCATCAGTTTGACACCGCCACATGGTCGACGCCCGGCTCGTCGCCCCGCTGGCTGAGCGGGATGACCCCGGACAGGTTCCCCGCCCCCCCGTAGGCGGCGGCGAGCGGCGACCCGGGGATGATGTCGGCGACCGTCCCGCGCCGGGCGAACGTCGACCTGGCCGCCCCGTTCGCGTGGGGGTCCCAGGCGACGGTGGTGTCGGTGAGGACCCGCTGCGGGTACTGGGACATCAGTTCGCGATCCCCGTCCCGTAACCGGGGGCGCCGGTCGCCGCGTGGACCGCGTAGGGCAGCGTGTTGAGGGCGGAGAACCCGGCCGCCCCGGTGGGGGGGACGGTGTTGGGCGCCGCGGCGTTGGTGGCGTCGGAGTGGCCGAGCGACGTCATGTTGATCGGGTCGAGCCACGCCCAGGTGACGACGCCGGTGTAGGTGACGGCGATGGTCGCCCCGGCGGTCAGCGGGACGCCCTGGGTGAACGCGACGGCGGGCTGCATGCCGGGCGCCTGGGTGATGTTGGTCGTCAGGCCGTTCATGGTGACCGCGGTGACGGCGCCGCCGCCGAGGAACACCACGTCGATGTCCCGGCCGGTCGTGTTGGCCACCGGGACGGTGCTCAGCGGCATCGCGGGGGTGCACTCGGACCAGAACCAGACGGGGACCGCGACGGTGTACTGCAATGCGCAGGTGCCGCCGGGGGGGACCGTCATGAGGAACGCGGTCGCGGTGGTCGCCACCGAGACGCCGTTCACCCAGTAGTTCGCCATGGTGGCGCCGTTCGCGCCGACGCTGACGTAGGCGGTGTTGCCGGTGGTGTTGACGATCGTGTTGGTGAGCCCGGCGGGGCTGGTCGCCGGGACGGCTGGCTGCTGAAGCATAAGCGCATCACTCCCATAAGTTGCTCAGGCCCCAATGGCCGATTCCGTCGACGCCGTCGATCCACGCCCGCAGGCCCGCCCCGGCGGTGTTGAGCGCCGCGTACAGCGACCCGGCCGGGTCGAGGACGATCGCCTCCCCCGCGAACCACGTGTAGGTGGGGAGGGTTCCGAGCTGCCCCCCCGCCGGCGCCGGGCTCGACACCGCGGCGACCTGGCTGCTCGCCCCGGACTGCGGCAGCTGCGCGCTCACCCACGTCCACGTCGGCGCGGCGCTGTAGGTGATCGCGATGGCCCAGTCGTTGGGCAGGAACACGGTCCCGGCGGTCAGGCTGGTCGCGGACAGGTTGGATGAGTTCGACCCGGTGCTGATCGCGGTGACCGTCCCCCCGGTGATCGTGATCGCGACGGGGACGCCGTACGGGTTGGATTCCGGCGTGAGGCTCGCCGGCATCGCCGGGGTGGGGATCGGGATGTTAGCGGCCCCCTGGATCGTCTCCGACCAGATCAAGGGCCAGGGCATGGTGACCTGAGCGGTCAGCACGTAGCGTGCGAGCGCCATTCACATCACCCCCGCCAGGTCAAAAACGCCCTGGGACAGCCGGTTGGCGGCGCGCTCGCAGTACGCCTCGTCGATCTCCACGCCGATCGCCTTCCGGCCGAGGTTCCGGGCGGCGACCAGCGTCGAGCCCGAGCCAGCGAACGGGTCCGCGATCACGCCGGGCGGGCAGGCGGAGATGAGTGTTTCCATCACGTCGACCGGCTTGGCGTGCGGGTGTCCGTAGCGCCGGGCCATGCCGTTCGCGCCGCTTGCCGCCTGCGATCCGGTGGAGACGATGCTGTCCCGGCCGCCCCATCCGCTAGGCCACGGCCCGAGCAGGTAGATCGCCTCGGCGTTACGCTGCCATCCGGCCGTCGTGCCGGTCATCCCCGACAGGCGCGGCTTCCGGTAGACGAGTACCTGCCGGGTGCCCGATGGCGGGGAGAGCATCAGGTCACCGAAGGCAACAGCCATCCGGTCGCCCCACAGTGCCAGCGCGGCATCGCGGATGCCTGTGTCCTCGTCGCCCGCGATCCCTCCGGCTGTCCGCGTGTGGCCCGGCAATAGCCCTTGCCGCCACCCGCGCCCGTACGGCGGGTCGGTGACCAGCACGTCAGCGGTGAGCCACCCGGCGACCGTGCGGCAGTCGCCGAGGAAAAGCTGAACGAGGTCATCCGCGTAGTAGGGTTCCATGCTGCCGGTCACCTCCTGGGGCTAGTAGCTGGTCTTGGGCACGGTTTCGACGCCGGACAGCAGCGGGGCCGCCTGCGCGACGGTCACCAGCACGCCGGTGAGGTGCGCGGAGTTGAGGGCGCCCACCGGCACGCTGGTGGCGGTGGGGGTGCCGGTGACGGTCACCAGGTCACTGGTGCCGGCCGGGTCGACGATGAGGGTCTGCCCGGCGGTGAACGGCAGCGCCTGGGTGCTGGCCGGCGCGAACGTGAGCGCGGTCCCCCCGGCGCTCACCCCGGCGCTGGTCGCGGGCAGCGCCCACGCCCAGGTGGGCGGCCCGCCCGTGTAGGCGGCGGCGAACGTGCCCCCGGCGGGGATGATGTACGTCCCGGCGGTGATCGCCCCGGCGGCGGTCCCGTTGATGGCGACCGACGCGACGGTCGCCCCGTTGAGGGTGATGGCCGCGGCGATCGGGGTGGCGTACGGGTTGGTGACCGGCACGGTGGTGGCGGGGAAGACGGGGGCGGCCGACAGGGCGGGGGCGGCGAGGGTGAACGGCCATTCGCACCGGTCGCAGCGGAACGTGAGCGCCCCGATCGGGTTGAACACGGCCGTGAACCAGCAGCGGGGGCACCGCAGCGGTATCGCGGCCGGCTGGACCTGGGCGCCCGGCACGGCTACCTGCCCCGGGTGCGGCGGGGCGGCAGGTCGACGGCGTCGGGGACGGCGGCGTCGCGGAGCCGGTCGGCCATCTCCGCGGGGTCCGCGGTCATCGCCCCTTCCATCTCGGGGGCGCGGCCGTCCTCGAGCACCTGGACGCGGGAGGACCCCTCCGGGTCCGGGCGGGGCGCGTCACTGCCGGGCGGCGGCGGCGGCGGGCGGAACAGGCGCCCGGAGACGTGGCGGGGCAGCAGGCGCGGCAGTGGCTCGCGGCTGCCGTCGGGGCCGCTCAGCTTGCGGATGACGGGGACCTGCCGGCCGTCGTTGCCGCCGTGCCGCTCGAACGCCCGCGCCTCCTCCTCGGTGAGGTGAACGGTCTCCCCGGGCATCACGAGGTCGGTCTGCTTGTCCTTGCTGTCTCCCCTGCGGGGCACGCTCAGGGCGATGAGCGCCTCGTACGGCTCCCCGATCCGGGCGGCCGGGGTCTTCCCCGCCGACGCGCGGGTCAGGAGCTTGCCGAGGGTCGCCTGCTCGTCTGCGGTCAGCGGCTGGGCTTCGGTCGCGGTGTCCGCCATCAGACGGTGCCTCCTAGCGTAGATTCGTGGAAGGTTTGGTTAAACGCCACTCAAAAGAGCGATCGAAAGTGGCTGATCGAGCCCTATCGCACTACTCCTTTGGGTGTCACTGCGCCAGACCTTTCGCTCCTCGTTCCGGTACAAAGGTCCGGCCATGAACGGCAGTTCGTCGGCGTAGAAGCCGCAGCGGTGCCGCTGCATGATCAGCGCGTTCCCCGCGGGCACCTGCCGGGACACCAGCA